AAAGGCAAACCGTTGTCGGAGGAGCAAAAACTCCGGCTTTCTGAAATCCGAAAATTGTGGTGGGCAGAAAAACGTGCCGCCGCGGCCATTAACCAAGGAGTTTAACCATGGCAACCTACTCTTTCCAAGACGTTGTCGCCGCCATCGCTGGTGTCGGCGGCTCCATTAACCTCGCTGCTGGCGCAGGCGTAGCCGAAGAAGGCATCACCATCGAATCGATGGAGGACAAAAGCGTCATGACCATCGGTGCTGATGGTTCCGGCATGCACTCGCTTGTCGCAAACGAGGCCAGCACTGTTACCATTCGTCTGCTCAAGACCTCTCCTGTCAACAAACAGTTGCAGGAGATGTACAACCAGCAAACGAAGTCCAGCGCAAATCACGGCAAGAATACGATCACTGTTCGTGACGCTGTGCGTGGCGACAACATCACACTGACCGAAGTGGCATTCAAAAAGCGTCCGACTGTGACGTATGCCAAAGAGGGCGGCATGATGGAATGGACATTTGACGCAGTTAAGACCGCCGCCGTTTTGGGCAGTGGCACACCGGAGGCTTAATCAATGGAACTAGAACTGGACGGACACACCTATCGTGTCGGCAAACTGGACGCTCGGGCGCAATTTCACATCGTTCGACGACTGGCTCCGATTCTGGGCGAATTGGCTCCGGCTCTGCAAGGTGGCAAGGGGGGCATGGAGGCCCTTCCTGCCATCGCCTCCGCAGTTGCGCGTCTTTCCGATGCTGATGCGGACTATTGTATTTTTGGGCTGCTCAAGGTCGTTTCACGCAAGCAGCCCAATGGTCTTGGATATGGGCCAGTCGCAACCGAGAACCTGCTGATGTATGATGACATTGGCATGCCGCAAATGCTCAAGCTGGCTTGGGAGGCTCTGTCTTTCAATATGTCGGGTTTTTTCGCCGCAATGCCCTCAACCTTGAACGAAGGCCTCCAGAAAGTAAAAGGCCAGTAAAGTGGGTTTCGTTACCGGATGGAGAGGATTGGCTAATTCGTCCGGTGTTGAGAGGCATGTGCAAATATGAAAGCCTAATAGATGGAACAATAGGGCTGGAGGACGTTGCTCTGATGAACGATGCTTTGGATGTGCAGGATGAAAATGAAGATCGATACAGAGAGGCAAACAAATGACTATCGAGCACAATGGTTTTCGTGGAATCCGAACTCTGCACGCTTTGCATCGACAGAAGATTTTGCATCATCAATTTTTTCAAAGAGACCAAGATAATGAACGCGCCCTTTATGACTAACTTGAGCGTGCCATTTCTTGGCTTTTTTGTGCCAGTAAACACCAGAAACTCCACTGGTGTTGACTTTGCTTCTCGCGAGATTCATGCAGTTGGTTTGATGCGAAACATCTCTCAGGTTTTTGATTTGATTGTTGAGGCCATTCCCATCAATATGGTCAATAAATTTCTCGGGCCATTCTCCGTGAAAAATTGCCCAGGCGATTCTGTGTGCTTGGTATCTTTTGCCAAAGACGCTGACGCTCCTGTATCTTCCGCCATCTCGAGTGCAGCCAGCAATTGCTCCAGCCCTCGCCCTGCTGTTGGCGTCTATCTTCCATCGAATGTCTCCAGTCAGTGGGTCATAAGAAAAAATGGATTTCAGCACATTCGGGTCAATCATTTGCAGTCCTTAAAGTCGATGTGCGGAGATTATAAACCATGAGCAGTGAAACGATCAAAGAGTTCCTGGTCGGCCTCGGGTTTCAAGTCGACGAAGCAGGCCTTCAGAAATTCAACCAGGGCATCACAAAGGCCACAATCGCTGTCACCGCCATCGGCACTGCTGCCGTGGCTGCTGCTGGCATGTTCACTTCCTTTGTCGCAGGCGTTGCGGACAAGTTCGACGCTGTTGGTGACCTTGCAGACCGTGTTAATACCAGTGCCGAAGAAATCCTGCGCCTGGGTTATGTTGCGACCCTCTCTGGCTCAAGTGTAGAGGCCGCAAACGCATCGATCGAAAACCTCAGCCGAATTGCTGGTGAGGCAGCCCTTGGCGTAGGCCGTGGTGCTGCCGCCTTCAAAGAGTTCGGGATCTCTGCCAAAGATCAAAATGGCAATCTGAAAGACACATCCGTCCTGCTCGCTGAAGTTGGCGACAAGATCAAGGACATGGGCCGTGGCGAGCAAATTGCTGTGCTGCAAAAGCTAGGCATCGACCCGACCATGATCGGGGTGCTTACCTCTGACATTTCTGGCCTTGCTGCCGAGTTTGACCAACTCTACAAGAACGCAGGCATTGACGCAAACAAGGCCGCCGAACAATCCGGCGAGTTTAACGACTCAATGGACCGCCTTGGTATGACCTTTGATGCGATCAAGTCGGCTGTCGGCTTGAAGTTCATGGGCCAGCTTCGCAATGGCATCGACACGCTTCGCAAGTTTCTTGTGGAAAACATGCCAAAGATCATCAACGCAGTCTCCCCGATCATCAATCTTGTGCTCCGAATTGCCGAAGCCTTCATCAAGATCGTCGGTCGCATCGGCTCGGCTGTCGGGTCGATTCTTGGATTTTTGGGCGACCTTAACAACGCGACCAATGGCTGGGCTGGTTACATTCTCGCTGCTGCTGCCGCTTGGAAGTTCCTGAACTTGTCATTTTTGGCGACTCCGTTGGGGATGATTTTGTCTCTCGTTGCAGCGATCGCTTTGCTCATTGATGACTTCATGACATGGCAAGAAGGCGGAGATTCCTTGATTGATTGGTCTGCCTGGGAACCAGCTATTACCGCAGCTATGAGCGCGTTGTCGGCCCTTGGTGCGATGTTTCAAAACACATTTGGCGTGGCAATCGGCATCATCCAGGCATTGATTCAGTTGCTCACAGGTGACTTTTCTGGCGCTTGGTCGAGTATTGGTCAAATCGTCACCAATGTGATGGGCATTTTCACAAACGCATGGGAAGTCATCAAAGGCCTTGGCTCGACCATTGGCAACGTGATAGGCGGAATGGGCAAAATACTGGGGATTGGAGGCGGCTCCGCGCCAGCCTTAACACCAACGCCGCAAGCCGCAGCCGCCATGACTGGCGGCAATCAATCGGTCAATCAGCAGACGCAAATCGTGGTGCAAGGTGGCGCAAACCCAGATGCAACGGCTCGCGCTGTTGCGGGGCAGCAAAATAGGGTCAATGCTGACATGGCTAGAAACATGAAGGGGGTCGCTCGATGAGTCTTTTGAACCCGCTAACCAAAGCGGCCGTTATTCCAAGACGGGCAATCGGGCCATTCACCGCGACTGTCACTGTCGAGGAAATCGCAAGCGACGATTTGGAGATCACGCAGCATCCCGTCCAGCAGGGCGCAGCGATCACCGATCACGCTTATGTCAAGCCTGCGACCCTGAGCATCAAGATCATGTTCAGCGATGCAGACACGCCGCTTGCCGAGACCTACGCCAAGTTGCTCAAGTTGCAGGCCAGCCGAGAACCATTCGACGTGGTCACCGGCAAACGCGCCTACAAGAACATGCTGTTCAAGTCACTGGGCCAGACCAATGACGCGCAGACAGAAAACATCCTAAGCATCTCCGCTGAGTTGCAAGAGATTTTCATTGTGCAGGTCGAGACCACATCCGTCCCGCCTCGCAGAAATCAGGCCAATCCTGGCAAAACTGGCGCCACTGAAAACGCTGGGCAGAAAAGCGCACAGCCTGCGCCAGAGAAAAACCGCAGTGCTCTTCGCACGCTCTCGGGTGGGTAATCATGGAAGAAATCTTTGTTATCCCACTGAGCAACGTCCCGCAACGATTCACCATCGAGCTTTCGGGCGTGGCTTACATCATCACTTGCCGATGGAATCCAGAGGCTCCTGCATGGGTGCTCGACATTGCTGACGAGGCAACCACCGCCACTCTGTTGACCAATCTCCCCCTGGTTGCTGGTGCAGATATGCTCGAACAATTCGGACATGTCGGCATCCCAGGCAAGCTGCTGGTTTATACCGATGGCGATGAGTTTTCACCTCCGACCCTTGAGAATCTTGGGCAAGAGGCAAACCTTTATTACGTGACGAATGTATGACCGGACAACGCCAGTACCTTCGCGCTTGCAAACTGATCGTCGCCACTGCTGGCGGCTCCGGCTTGGACTTGTCTGGCCTGCACATCAAGTTTTCGATCAAGAAGGCAGACGCGCAGACCCCCAACACGGCTGAAATTCGGGTCTACAACGTTGCAGAAACCACAGTGGCGAGGATCCGTAAGGAGTTTAGTCGCGTGGTTTTGCAGGCCGGATATGAGGCAAATCTTGGGGTGATCTTCGACGGGAACATCAAACAGGTGCGCTTTGGTCGTGAAAACGGGATTGACACCTACATCGACATTGCTGCCGGAGATGGGGACGATGCCTACAACTATGCCGTGGTCAACACTACTCTGGCGTCTGGTGCATCGCAGCGAGACCAGATCAATGCTGCCGCAAGTCCCATGTCCGAGCGTGGCGTGAAGCCTGGTTATATCGGAGAGACGGGCGAAACCAAGCTGGCTCGAGGCAAGGTCATGTACGGCATGTCTCGAGACTACATGCGCCAATCTGCCGAGGCCTCTGACACCACATGGTCTATCCAAGACGGAAAGCTGCAATTTGTGCCCAACACAGGCGTGCTTCCGAATCAAGCTGTGGTGCTCAACAGCAAGACCGGACTGGTTGGGCAGCCCGAGCAGACTAACGATGGCATCAAGGCTCGCTGCCTGCTCAACCCCATGCTCAAGATCGGCGGCAAAGTCCAGATCAACGAGAAAGACGTGGCCCAGGCGAAACTTGCGGACACCTCAAAGAATGCCCAGGCCAACAAGCCTGCCGATATTGCCTCTGACGGGTTTTATCGCCTGCTCGTTGTCGAGCACTCTGGCGACACCAGGGGCAATGACTGGTACTCCGATTTGGTCTGCCTGGACATTGACGCAACCCAACCCCCCGACAAACAAGTGAAGAAAACATAATGGATCGCCGCGAACGCCTTGATGACCCTGAAGAATCCCTACGGATGGCTTTGGAGAGCTACGCAAGCCAACTGTGGACTGCGCTGCCTGCCTCGGTCGTTTCGGTCAATCTTGGGGCTCAGACGGTCAGCGTGCAGCCGACAATCCAAGGCTCTGTTGCAGACCCTGCCGGAAACGTTCGCTTGGTCAATCTTCCGCTGCTTGTGGACGTTCCATTGGTGTGGCCCAAGGCTGGCGGCTTTGCCCTGACATTTCCCGTTGCCCCAGGAGATGAGGTGCTTGTCGTTTTTGCCTGCCGTTGCATTGATTCGTGGTGGCAATCTGGTGGCATTGGTGCTCCGGCAGAGGCAAGGATGCACGACTTGTCAGATGGCTTTGCGATTCTGGCCCCGACAAGCCAGCCCAAAAAGCTGACAAATGTCAGTTCAACCAATGTGCAGCTTCGCAACTATGCGGGAAACACGCTTGTCGAGATCACGCCAGACGGTAAAGCGAATATTACTGGCGCATCAGAAATCAATTTGACCGCGCCAACGATTAAATTAACTGGGACAATCAACATCAACGGTCAAATGACACAATCAGGCGGCAGCATGACGATTGGTGGCGTGACATTTGGAACGCATAAACATACTGGCGTGCAGCCTGGTGGCGGCACATCTGGTGGGCCAACCAATTGAGTGAGAGAATATCGTTATGAGATATCGTCGACTTTCTGAAACTGGGGACATGACCTTCGGGAGTCAACAGGCCGACTTTTTGCGAAACACGCCTGAAACCGTGGCGCAAGCCGTGGTGACGCGCTTAAATCTGTGGGCGGGTGAGTGGTTTCTCGATCAAGTGGATGGCACGCCTTATGTGCAGGCCGCACTTGGAAAGTACACCTCGCAGACCATCGAACCAGCGATTCGTCAACGCATTCTCGAAACAGAGAACGTAACTGGGATTGCCGCATTTGATCTACAGTTTGACCCAGATAATCGAAAGGTCACGATTCAGGCAACGATTGACACGGCATTCGGGCCGACCACAGTTACGGGAGTACTTTGATGGCAATTGCAGATTTGGTTTATGTCGACGAAACGGGGTTTCATTACCCCGACTATCCGACTGTCCTTCAATATCTGACGGACGAGTACAAGAACATCTACGGGGCTGACACTTATCTTGACCCCGATTCTCAAGATGGGCAGTGGCTTGCAATTCAGGCTCTGGCAATTTTTGACACCATGCAGGTGGCGGCAAAGGTCTACAACAGCTTCTCTCCATTGACCGCCCAGGCCGATGCCCTCTCGCGCAACGTCAAGATCAACGGCATTCGCCGCCGCACTGCAACATACTCCACTGCCGATCTAACCATCGTCGGTCAGGCTGGCACGATCATTCTTGGCGGGCAGGCCGAAGACACGCTCTCGCAGAAGTGGAATCTTCCGGCCTCCGTCACCATCCCGCCTGGCGGCTCCATCGTTGTCACCGCCACTGCTGTGGATATTGGCGCGATCACCGCCCAGCCGAACACCATCAATAAGATCGCTACTCCCACTCTTGGCTGGCAGACGGTCAACAACGCCGCTGCCGCGACTGTTGGCGATCCAGTTGAGACAGACGCAGAGCTTCGTCGCCGCCAGACCTTCTCGACCGCGCTGCCTTCGCTGTCCGTTCTCGACGGAACCATCGGTGCAGTAGCGTCCATCGCTGGCGTGACCCGCTTCCGTGGCTACGAGAACGATTCCAACACCACAGACGCAGATGGAATTCCCGCGCACTCCATCGCCATCGTCGCTGAGGGTGGAGATTTGCAGGCAATTGGTGAGGCGATCGCCAACAAGAAAACACCAGGCACAGGCACTTACGGCACAACGACTGTCACGACTTATGACGAATATGGCCTCCCGAACCTGATTAACTTTTTCAGGCCAACTCCTGCGACGATTGGTGTCGAGGTGACGATCACGCCTTTGACGGGTTACACGACAGGATTTGCAGGCCTAATCGCCGCAGCGGTTGCTGAGTCCATTCGCAACCTCGAAATCGGTGATGATGTGCTCATCACAAAGCTGTACGTTCCTGCTAACCTCCCTGGCACTGCGGCTGGCGCAACGTTTGACATTTCCCTGCTGCGAATCAAAAAGAACGCAGGCTCTTTCGGAACCAACAACCTGACGCTGGCTTTTAACGAAGTGGCTGAGTGTGATCCTGCGGTTGATGTGACGGTGATTGTCCTATGACCATTGAAAACTACCTGAACCTCATCACGAGCGAGCATCGGGACAAGCCGAAGTTCGAGGCGACTGTCACTGTCGGGGTTTCCCCGTTCGCCAAGATTCAGGATGTTCTCAACGGTCTGCCTGCCGATTTCGATATCGACACAGCAAAAGGTGTGCAGCTTGACGCTGTTGGTGCTTGGATTGGGCGATCACGCCGCATCGACACGCCTTTGACGGGCATTTATTTCACTTGGGAAGGCCTGCTGTCCGAGGGCTGGGATGCAGGCTCTTGGAAAGGCGAATTTGACCCCGATTCCGGTCTTGTTGATCTGCCGGATGATGCGTATCGCACGCTGCTCAAAGCCAAGATTGCTGCGAACAATTGGGATGGTTCTATTCCACAGGCTTATGACATTTGGCTGAGTGCTTTCGGTGCTGAGAGCATCTTGCTCATCCAAGACAACCAAGACATGAGCATGGTGATTGCCATTGCTGGTGAAAGACTTGACACCATTGAGCAGGCTCTGCTGGTCAATGGCTACATTCCACTAAAGCCCGAAGGTGTGAGGATTGAATACTATGCTGTTGCTTCATCTGCTGGCACACTTATGGCATGGGACGTGACACCGAACACCGCTCTGGCTGGCTGGGATTCTGGTCAATGGGCAATTGAACTGATACCTGATTAAGGAGAAATGAATGGCAACGAATGAAATCCTGCGATTTGCAGAAACCGACACTGGCACAAACCTGCTCACGCAGGCTGAATATGCTGCGGACTCTCAGCGACCGATTGGCAATCAGCCAGGTGTCGCACGAAGCAAGCTGGTCAACAAGGCTCTTCGTCAATCTAGCCTTATTTCGGCTGGCGTGGCTGAGTTTATTGCGGGCAATCAGGCAGCAAACATTACTGATAACCTCACTCCGCAGAACATTGCTGACTATTTAAGCGCGGCAATTTTGTCGTCAATCCCATCTTTTACTCAAGATGGATATTTCTACAAAGCCGACTCATCGACAGTTGTTTTCTCAAAAACTGGAAACGGGACAGCAACAATCAAGGCCGGAACCATCGTAGATGTACTTGGAACTCAAGTTGAGTTTGCCTCTGCAACGTCTATAACGATACCAACCTTAACCGCAGGAACAGACTATGCGGTGTGGGTTAAAGATAACGCAACAATTCAGGCATCCAGCAATCACACATCTCCGCCAGCGGCAGGAAATTGGCGCAAGATTGGCGGCTTTCACTATGCCCCAGGCGGCAACTCAGCCGGTAACACAACTCCCCAGATCAACGAACACTCATTCTGGGATTTGAAATTTAGACCTTCGTGCCCAGACCCTCGCGGCATGACTCTTGTGGCTGGTGGGTTTTGGATAGACATCTACTTAACTGGCGTTGACGCAATCACCAACGGCTCGTCTAAGTACAACGTCACGATGGCTGACGGTTCAAACCCCCCCAAAGTGCCGACAATGTTCGGAGGCAATGGCTCGACGACATACGGCTCTTACACATGGTTTGAGGCAATGGAGTTGGCGACTGCCTTTGGGAAACGCTGCCCAACCCAGCAAGAGTTTATGTCTGCGGCTTATGGGACAACGGAGGCATCTTCTATTACAACAGATCAAGTCAGTACCATCCTCAATGCCGCTTACACATCGAAATGGGGCGTGATTCAAGCAACCGGTGTCTTGTGGGTTTGGGGGCGTGACCGCGCAGGCCCGTTTGCAGGCGCAAGCTGGAACGCTAACACAGAAGGTCGCGGCTCCGAATACAACGCGCCCAACGCTGCGCTATTTGGCGGCTACTGGAGCGACGGCGCGAGCTCCGGTTCGCGCTGCTCGGGCTGGGACTACGCCGCTTCGAGCTCGAACAACAACATCGGGTCGCGCTTCGTCTGTGACCACCTGCAACTTGACTGAGCAGGGCGAAAGCCCTGCCTATAAATGCAGCCGATACAGGAAGAAAAGTGCTACGACCAAATGGCAATTCTGGAAAGATACGAGACAGTGATCGCGTATCTTTACCCTATCGCTCAATCGATGCCCAGAAAACATGGCGTAGCACGAGAGATGTTTTTGCATTGCATGATGGGCGTTCCAGATTTACTCATCCAGGCAGGCAAAAGCAATCAGGTTTCAAAAATTTATGCAGCAGATGCAGGGCTAGCTCATCTGCGGTTTTGGATGCGATTTCTTGTGAAGAATCGATGCATGACAGTCCACCAGCACCAAACATCACAAGTGCTTTTGGCGGAAGTCGGCGGAATGGTCAATGCGTGGATAAAGCGCAAGAAATCACAGGGGCAGGCTGGATAAAAACGCTGCGCTATTTGGCGGCAACTGGAACAACGGCGCGAACTCCGGCTGCTCGAACTGGAACAACGCCGCATCGAACTCGAACAACAACATCGGGTCGCGCTTCGTCTGTGATGACACATCTTTATCGCTCTGCAAACGCTACGGCTTTGCAGGCAGACCAGTCAAAGTGTGGTCAGCCAGTTTTGTCCTCCCTTGGGAAACACACTCCACGGTTCGGCATAACGCCTAGTAGTGAAACATCAAAAAGCGCAGCCGACTTCTTTATGGCTAAAAAACATCGCAATCTTATAGGCAAAATCACGACCATTGAAAACCTGCGCCTTGCTTATGAAAAAACGGCAAGAGGCAAAAAAATGTCTTTTGGTTATCTTGAGTTTAAAGAGTACGCCGAAGCTAATCTTTTACTCATACAAGAAGAACTAAGAGATGGGGCTTACAAGATTGGGGATTATCGACAGTTCACAATCTATGAACCAAAACCAAGATTGATTTCTGCTCTTGACTTTAAAGATCGACTCGTCCAGCACGCACTTTGCAATGTAGTTGCTCCAATATTTGAGCGAACTCTAATGCCGCAGACATTTGCGTGCCGCACTGAGCTTGGCACTCATGCCGGAGTGCGGTTTTTGCAATCACGGCTGAGGCATGGGCAATTTAAATATTTCTTAAAAACTGATTACAGCAAGTACTTTCCATCTGTTGACAGGCCAGTCTTGCACGCGATGATTGATCGGAAAATTGCTTGCGACGCAACGCTTAAAATTTTGCGAGAGATCATCCCGCAAGAAGGCAAAGGCATACCAATTGGCAGCCTTACAAGCCAGCTTTTCGCCAATGTATATGGAAACGCTGCGGATAGATTTATCCACTTTGAATGTAAGCAAAGGGAGTGGGCAAGATACATGGATGACATTGTTGTCCTGGGCAATGACAAAGATGAGTTGCTAGATAATTTTTTGCGGCTCAATGACTTTTCAATGCAGGATTTGAAACTTAGAATTGGCAAATGACAGGTATCTTCGACTAGCCGTGGCATCAACTTTCTTGGTTACAGAATTTGGGGAAGTCACAAGCTGCTCAGAAAGGACTCTGTTGTCAGGGCCAAGAGGAAAATCGCTAGATACGTTCGTCAAAACGATCAAGAATCTTTGACAAAGTTTCTGGCTTCATGGTCTGGTCATGCAAAATGGGCGGACACCCGAAACCTTTTTAAATGGATGGAGAACGAACATGGCATCACTTTCTAACGCTGTAATCAACACCAGAGAAGATTTGGACGCAATTGCTGGAACGCCGGAGCATGAGGAATTCATGAAGGCCCTTAAAGGCAGCATGACTCGAAAGCAAGACGTGGCTATCCGCCCTGATGATTATGGCAATCCAGGATATGAAGGCCCAAAAATCCCTCCCATCTGGGAAGATGTTGAGGACTTGTCAACCATCGAGCGTTTTGGGTTTACAAAGGCTGATTTCAAAGGTGTTTGACATGACGCAAGAACTATTCAACATCGTGGTGGGAGTCGCTGGCGCCCTTGGCGGATGGTGGCTTAAAGTCATATGGGAAGCCCTCAAAGACCTGCAATCAGCCGATAAGGAACTCATAGACAAGGTTTCCAAGATCGAAATCTTGGTGGCTGGGGCCTATCTAAAGCGAGACGAGTTTGATCGCGCCCTAACCCGCCTCTTTGAGAAACTCGACCACATCGATGCCAAACTGGATTCCAAGGCTGACAAATGAGCTTCAAACTGGGCAAAAAATCCCGAGATCGACTGGCTGGCGTGCATCCCGACCTCATAAGGGTCGTGGAACGCGCCATCGAGTTGACCGAGGTAGATTTCACTGTCCTTGAGGGTGTCCGGTCAAAGTCTAGGCAGGAAAAGCTATTGGCATCCGGCGCAAGCCAGACCATGAACAGCCGACACCTGACAGGCCATGCGGTCGATCTTGGGGCTTTCGTCGCCGGACAAGTCCGGTGGGACTGGGGCCTTTATTTGCGGATTGCTGAGGCTGTTCGCTCCGCATCCCTTGAGTTGGGCATCCCCATTCGATGGGGCGGCACGTGGGGCCTTCTGAGCGATCTGAGGGGGCCAATTACAGCCGAGGTGCTGCACAAACGCTTCCCAGACGGGCCGCACATGGAACTTCCGGTCAAGGATTACCCTGCATGAGCGAGCATGACCGTTGGCGCAACCGCCGCAAGATGGCCTGGATTAGCATGATCGCCGGATTGCTGTTCCCGATGTTGTTGCTTGTCACGGAGTCCGATCAATTGGGCGCGATCGCCGCACCGTTTTATGTGTTCGTCGGTGGTGTCGTGGCTGCCTACATTGGCTTCGCAACTTTAGATGACAACAATTTCAAGAATTTTTGCAGGAAGAAAGATGACGAACAGGTTTAGTCAATGCGTCCTGGATTGTCCATCCGTTCTTGATTCTGGCAACAATCGTGTCTGGCTTAATTCCTGTTTGATGAGACCACTCGCAGAGATTCATCGTTTTGCCATTGAACTCTATCAATCGTGCATTGCTGCGATTTTTCATTTGTTCCGATCTTGTTGCCCACCTGCAATTGTCAGGAGAATATGGTCCATTATTATCGATACGCTCAATCGAGTGTTCTGGACTTGGCGGTGCACCCATGTCCAGAAGAAAGCAGTTGAAATCAAGCCATCGATCACAGATGAATATGCCTCGTCCGCCATATCTTGCAAATCGTTTGTTTTTTGGGTCAAGGCATCTTTTTTTCATATTCTGCCAAGTGTTATAAGTTTTTGTTGGGGAATAATTGATGCAATGCTTATGAGTACTGTTTCTTTGCTTGGCGGCTTCTACATTAAAGCATCCACAAGATTTGACATATCCCTGTATCAAATTTGGGCGAGAAACAATCTTTTCCGAACCGCAATCGCAAACACACAGCCATTTTGTGTTTTTGCCAGATGCCGCCAGAGATTTAACAGTCAGTCGACCAAAGCGACTGCCGACAAGATTTTTAATGTGTTTCATGTTGTAAATTATAGCATACGAACACAGATTGACAAATGGATGAAGGAGAGAGGGTATGAAGATAACCGCCCTGGTCGGGATTGCTAGCCTTTTGACGGGCGCATTTGCCGGATGGCGGCTGACGCATGACAGCCTCACCGCAAAGCACCAGGCGCATGTCTCTGCCCTTCGCTCGCAGGCCGCAGACGATTTGCGGCAGGCCACAGACCGAGCTTTTGAACTTGAACGCCAGCACAATGCCCTGGCAAACAAACTGGAGGTAGCAAATGCCCAAAACCGCAAGAAGCTGGACGCTGCCCTTGCTGAAAATCGTCGTCTTGCCCGTGATCTTGGCGGGTTGCGCGACCCATACTCCCTTGCCAGTAGTTGCTCCTTGTCCGCCAAGCCCGACACCGCCTCCGGCCTTGTTGCAACCCCCGCCCCAGGCCGACTTTCAAATGAGGCTTCGGAGTTTCTTCTTGACTTCGCCCGAGAAGCAGACAGGGCTGCGGAATATGCCGCAACCTGCTACGATTGGGTCAGGAAATTGACTCCATGACGTTGTCTCCTTCGGGGTTACGGCCCTTTAGCCCACTTCGGTGGGCTTCTTTTTGATGACTGACATATACGATCAGGCCACGGCAAGGGAGGAGCAGGAGCGCGATGCCTGCATTGCCAGAGTCAGAAGTCAAGCCTCCCGCCTCAAACCAGTTGGCTATTGCTACAACTGCAGCGAACCCGTCAAATCTGACCGTCGATTCTGCGACAAGGACTGCATGGAGGACTGGGAAATGCAGGAGAAGATGCGCCGCATCAACGGCACTAGATCGTCAGAAGGCGACTGCACCTGACGCAGTATTTTCGAGCGCGTGCCCACCTGATTTTTTTGGCGCATCGCCTGCACATAACACATCGATGCTTATTTTGCATGCTGCTTGCCAATCCAAAGACCGACACATGCCTCTTCCAAGTCCCATGAGACCGGATTGGTCTTGAGTGCATCCTTTCGGCCCTGGTTGTAGGCTTCGATGATCTCCTGATGCTTTGGCCCATAGTGCTCGCCAAGCAAAAAGAAGAAAACTGCGACAGCCATTCCCGCAAAGAAATTTCTCACGTTGGTTTCCTCTTTCCAGATTCAAAGTCCTCGCGCCCGTCCATCGAGTTGTGAACAGCAACATTGTCCTCATTGATCTCCGGCCTGCACCAGCACTGCATATTCGGCTCGTGAGGCCTTAGATCGTTTAAAGGGATGATGTGCCAGTCAGGATGGTCTGAAGTCATCGCAGTGCTTGGCCTTCACTTTTTGACCTCTGAATCGACCAGATCAATCATCCGAACAATCTGTTTCATGTAAGCAACCGAGTCTTTGTGCTCGTGCATTTTGCTGCCGACCAATGCCGCAGCCTGGATGAATCGCAGGTCTTGAAGCATGGATTTGATCTGCATCAAGTCCTCAGTAGTCATCGCCACCATCCATCTGTTCAAAGACTTCGTCATCGATTCTGCTTCGCTCGCGGTCGTTGAGTTTCCTCTCAAGCCAGGGAGCATGCCTTCCGCGCCGATCAAGCACCTCCCAGTCGCCGCAGCCACCCTCTGCTGGGTAGCAGTTTTCCGGTGGGCCTGAAATGTAGGCGGGACGGTAAGACTCCCAATAGGTCACGCGAATGATGCATGGGAGACAGTTGATTCAAATTCGGTCATGACGAAATCCTCAAGGCTGTTTCCTCGTCGCTGCTGTTGCTGTACATCGCCAGCGTGTGGGTGTTGCCATCCTCGTCTGTGACGATTATCTTCCGCGCCCAGAATGGGTTTGTGTCGCTCTCATGGAATCGACGATCTGTGACTTCGATTTTTGCGACTCGATGAATGGTTGTTTCTGTTCTCATTTCTATTCTCCATTGAACTCTTTAAGGCATTTCGCGCATACAAATAAACCTTTTTTTGCTTTCCTGTAGCCACAGTGCTCACACCACATCATTGCTCCCAGCCACATAGGTGTGCGTGGTTTTAGACTCCTCGTCTGTCGTCCACCAGTTAACACTGGTCTTGGCTCGCACGAAGTCAGCCACCATCTTTCCAAGATCGATCTTGTCATCTGCGCTGAGTTCAATGCTTGGCTCTTCTGCGCCAGTCTCATCGTCGCACCAGCAGCAGATGTTCTCTTCTATGGTTTCAGCGATGTTGCGTGCGACTCATTCCATGCCAAGCCTGTCCATCGGACGCGCCCGATCATGTATTCGGCCTTGGATGCACTCGTTGTCGATGTGGTACTGCGCTTCGCCATGCGCTTCGGGTTCGCTGTTGCACATATGGAATCGCTCGTCGCCCTCTTGTCACCAGGCCCACTTACCTTGCATTTTTTCGTTTGTCATTTGCACAGCCCTTTTGTCATAGAAAAAATCATGTTGATGATGTGTGACAAAGCCCGCTGATGCCATGCGAACACTGGCCCTTGCCGCACAAGGTTTGTCGTGTCTGTCGTGCGCTTGAACTTGATCTGGGCATCAGAGTAAATGCCGATGATGGATCGCTTCATTTGCACATCTCCTCTCCGTCATATGCAGGCCAACCAGCCTCTCCCTTAGTTTCTTTCCATAGCTTTACCATCTCGCAATATTGCTCGGCCTGCCGTTTTTCCTCTTCTGCGTCCATGTTGCCGACAATCCCGAATGCAACGATGGTCAAAAGAGCAATCCCAATCGCCTGCCAGCGCGGGATTGAAAGAAGGCTTCGTTTGACTGGCTTGATGTACATGTGTTTCTCCTTCAGGGTTGTGACGCTTGAATCATACAACAAAACCAAGCAAAAGCCAACAGATTAAACTAGTGGAAACCCTCAAACAAAATCAGCCAGATTGGGCGGCTGCCATCCCTCTGGTTTGCCGATTTTCCCTCCTGGTAGCAGGACCGGCCTGCCGTTGACCAACTTGGCCTCATTGCTTGCCAGGACAGCCTCGTCAGCCATGTGCTTGAGCATTCCGGCAAGGTAGGCGACCCCGTTTCCGGTGACTTCGGTATCGCAAAGCGCATCCAGTGCGTCCGCCCGTTTCTCGGGCTTGATGCTGGCCTGAGTGCTGTTCTTTTTGAGGCTTCCGGCAATCAGGCGCAGGTCATCAACCAGGCAGTTCAGGGTGTTCTCATCTTCGCGGCAATCCAGATCAATGCACTCCAGAAACTCGACGAACTCCTCCAAGTGACAGCCGATCTGAACCGAAAGATTGCTCGGTGATGGAAACTTGCCGCAGGCCTGAAGCCAAGCGACTGTGCGTGCAAAATTATTCATGGTCGTCCTTTCTGACGATGTAGTCTTTAAAAACTGCGCCCTTGCTGGCATCTCCAACCCAGCAATTCTTGACCCACACCTGCTTTCCAGACGGGAGCTTGCGCCAGTGGCCCCTTCTCTCATGCCGCCTGGGTGTGGCGTGTGTGCCGCCTTGGTGGGGCTGCTTTGGCTCTGAAGGCTTGACCACCACTGTGTGCCAGTCGTAGATCAATGGCGGCTTGCCCTTAGCAATCCTGCGCTGATTGGTGAGGCTGTTGGCCCTCACTGTCGCACGATAAGCCTCTGGCGTGACGTTGTGCAGGAAGTGCCCGACAACCGCAAGCGTCCCGACAAAGTCTTTTCTGGGCGGCAGTGGCATGTCCTCGCTTGGCGGTAGGACCCGCAATTCATCCTCCTGGTTGATGTAGGCGAATGATGCGATCGATCGGTAACTGCTTGCCATCAAGACCCATCCGGTGACCAGCGTGACTGGCTCGTTGGAAATCAGCAGCAACAGAAACTTGTGCCCGTCCGCATCAACGCCGCAGACCGCGCATTTCTCGAACGGAAGTGGGCTGTGACGTATCGCAGCCTCACTTCCCATGTCCGCGATTGGCGGAATGCGCCCCACATCGAACCAAGTGAAATCAATGTCTCCTGCGAGACTGACCAACTCAGAGACGAGTGGGGTCATGGTCAATCCTTACGCTCAAGGCCCTGCTTGATGTAGTGCAGTGCCTGCGCTGCCATCGTGCGGGTGTTTGCCTCGGCCTGTTGGCGCAGCTTCTCAAGCACCTCAAGAGGTAGGCGCATCGTGAAGTGCTTGTCTTTTTTCTCAGGCTTTTGCATTGCCTTCTCCTTTTACATGGTGCTGGCGATGGCACGCATAGCAAAGCCATCGAACATCAAGTGGTTTGTCGTAATCGTCGTGGTGGGCGACGAATTGAGGATTCCCGCACGATTCGCAAGGAATACGCTTAAGAATGCCGTTTCGAATAGCTCTGGCGACAGCGTTGTGAGCGGCTGAGCGACGTTTATCTTGTGCTCGCCATGCACGGGTGACAGCAATTGCGTGAGCAATTCGACTGGCTTTTTTGCTCCTCTCTCTGTCATATGCCCTAACTTTTTCAAGGTTTTCATTCCGATGTTTTGTTGCGTCATTTTTTGTGCATTCCTTACATTTGTTGAGATGACCGTCAGCCATCGATGAGTGTTTGTAAAATTCATCGATGGGTTTGACGGTGTTGCACTTGAAACACTCTTTGAAACGAGACATGGCAACTCCTGCGTGCTGTTGGTGTTGCCCATTATAGCCCCGTTTTAATTAAAAGGTATATCGTCATCCATGTCGTCAAAACCGCTGCCTGTGCTTTGCTGCGGCTTTGGTGCTGGTTTGCTTTGCTCTTTCTCGGCCTGTCCTGCGATCAACTCAAGATCGCCAACCCTTGCCGCCATTTTTATTCCCTGCGTGCCATCCTGCTTTGTGAATGTCTGGATGCAAACATCTTCAAGGTAGGCAACAACCTGCTGGCCTTTTTGCAGATATGGGGAAAGGCTCTCGGCTCGCTTACCCCATAGACTGGCCTCGACCCATTGGGTTGGTCGCTTCCCGTCCTGACCTTTTTTGCCGTAGGTGAATGCAAGAGAGATGTTGGCGACCGCCTCTCCGTTGTTTGTGTAGCGCAACTCAACATCGCGCCCGATTCGTGCAAGTCCTTGTGCTTTCATGATTGACCTTTCAGTTTGTAAACTCTAACCACCCTGGCGTGCGCTGAAGGGTGTGCTGCCTGTGCAAAACCAACCGCCTCAAAGTCCTTGGACTTGAGAACCGCGCCCCATGTGTTTGGGTGGAAGTCCTCTGGCAGTGTTATGGCTTCGCGCACATCGTTGATGGTGACTGTGCCCTTGTGTCTGGCGATGAAAATCGCCTCCAGTCGGGCCTTTGAAATCCACTCGCCCCGCTTGTGTTCGAGGAAGGCGAGTGCCTTGTCCCGCAACTCGCGCCCCTCGTTCATTTCGATCTCCTGGCTTGCAGTTTCGCCAGCAACTCGTCCAACTCACCCAGAAACTTGATGACCTCGGCCTCAAGGGTTGCGATCATTTCATTGTCCCGAGGCACTCGCTTGATGAAAAACTGCATGTCTTGGGGCATTCGCGGGTCGAAACTCACGAAGTCGCACCATGCTCGGCCTGTGCAGGCCATCTGCCACATCATTTGGGTGACGTATTTGCTTGGGACTTTCTCATCGAGCAGGGTCTCGATGTGCGTGCTGGTGTTTGGGCACTTGATCTCGACCAGGCCATCCTCTCCGACCATGCCATCTGGCGATGCTCCGGTCATTGGGATGGTCGGGTGCTCAATCATTGGCACTTCGGAGACCATCAAGCCCGTCTCGGTCTCGTAGGCCATCCTCGCCATTGGCTCCGTCTCTGTGCCAAATTGCATCGCTGCGCTTTTGAAAGACTCCGCAGGCTGTCCGGTCAGCCTCTCGGCAACAAGCTGGGCCATGTAGTTTCCTCGACTGGCGGCTACTCCTGTTTTGGTTTTGGCGATGATGTCAGCCACCCTTGAGGCTGTGACCTTGCCACAACGCTGTGCGAACCATTCTGGTGTGCCTTGCTCGATCATTCTGCTTCTCCTTGTCCTGCGGTCTTTGCGGCTTTCTTGAGGCTTGGCCCTTGGGCTTGCCAGAACGCTGCCTTGTGTGCCGATTTGGGCAATGCCTGGAACGCTGCTGCAAGTGCTGCCTCACCTTGCATTGCTGCGTCTCGCATCGCCGGAAGGGTCGCCTGCTCATACTCCGCATAACCGTCAGGCTGGGCTGATGCTTTGCGGCTAGCTGCGTTGCCATCATCATCTTCTGGCGCGATGCCGCAGGCTGCCATCAGGCTGTATCGGCGTGCGTAGGTCAAGGCCGACCCGTAGCCCTGGGCATCATGCTTGACCGCTGGGACGTGCAGCTTGCCTGCCGAAAAAGTCTCGCCAGATTCATGGACAAAAACCGTCTCAACGATCACGCCTGTTTCGCATTCATGCGTCTGCTGCACCAGGGCGATGCCGTTGGCGTTGAGGCCATCCATCACCGCTTCGACGCAGGCCGCGAGATCAGCGTAGCGTGATTTGAAATGCGGGTTGCTGGAGGTTTTGAGGGCTGGGCCAAAGGCTCTCTGGGCCTTGACCAGTGCTTGTGCGATCTCTTTCATTCTTGATTCTTCTTCGTTGGTTGCTCTTGCTCCTGAATTTCGTGCTCGAAACGATCTTGGTCGTTTTCCTGTGGTGCGTAGCCCTTGAGGGCTTCCTGCATGACTGGGTGCAAATAATCCATCGAGTTTGCCTTTCGTGGTGGGTTGTTGGAATTTGTAGTTTAACGCTTGTGCGATAGATTGCAAGGGGTTTCTCAATTTTTTTTATCGCTTGGGCGTTGCTTTTTGCCGCACTTGCGTTATCGTTGCAAATATGCAACTACTCGAACACGCCATCAAAGAAGCCGGAGGGGTGAGTGCTTTGGCTCGCGCCCTGAAACTTCCGCAGTCCACTGTCGCCAGTTGGCGGCAGCGTGGTCGAGTTCCCGCAGGCTGGCAGGCTGCACTTCCGCTTTTGTACCCACAAAAGAGGAAGAGGGCTTGACTGTTTGTGAATGTTGCATATACTAAAAACGCGCCGTGACAAGCGCATAGCGGGTCGAATGTGCAGTCTTCATTGGGCTGGTCTATTCGACCGAATCAAAACCCTTACAGGGTGCGACCTGCCGGAATTGTCACCGGATAGGCCAGCACCAATGGAGATTGCATGAAGATCAAAAACTGGGCAAAATTTCAACACTTCAAAGATCGCAGACCGCCCTGGGTCAAGCTGTATCGCGACATCCTTGACGACATTGAGTGGCACGAATTAGACCCGCAGGCCGCAAAAGTCCTCGTCATGCTCTGGCTGATCGCCAGCGAAGATGACGGAAACCTTCCCGATATCAAGAAGCTAGCCTTCCGTCTCAGAATGACGGAAAAGCAAACATCTGACTGCATTTTCAAGCTGTCTCACTGGGTGGAGCGTGACGATATCAAGCCGATATCAAGCCGATATCAAGATGATCGCCTAGAGACAGAGACAGAGACAGAGACAGAGAAAGAGAGAGAGAGAGAGAGAGAGGCAGAGAAAAAAACGCAGCGCGGGACGCGCTTGCCAGCAGACTGCCTTTTGCCACCTGAATGGGCTGATTTCTGCCAACATGAAAGACCCGAGCTTGTTGCTCGCAAGGTTTTTGACGAGTTCAAGGATTACTGGATTGCCCAGCCTGGTCAGAAAGGCGTAAAGACCGACTGGGATGCAACTTGGAGAAATTGGGTCAGAAGGCAGAACGCTCCAAAGACCAACTCAGCTAGGACAGTGATCGACATCGATGCACGCAATCGAGAGGCAAAAAGGCTGCTGGGGTTTGACGAGGAGACGATCAATGCTTAAGACCGACTTTGAGGAATTCCAGTCCATGCTCGACAGCGTTGCCGCATTGATGAACAAACCAACCCCTGCACCAACTCAAGTGGCGATGTTTTTTAGGGTGATGGCGAACTACTCGATTGCCGATGTTCGTGGCGCACTCGAGGCTCACTTGCGAGACCCGCAGCGAGGCAGATTCTTTCCGATGCCTGCCGACCTGATCGCGCAGATCGACGAACGAACGGACAGCCGCCCTTCAAGCGATGAGGCTTGGGCGATTTCGGTCAAAGCCCTTGACGAGTTTGATTCTCTGGTCTGGACTGACGAGATGGCACAAGCCTGGTCGGTCTGCAAGCCTGTGATGGACATGGGCGATGAGGTCGGTGCTCGCATGGCATTCAAGTCTGCCTACGATCGCCTGGTCGCAAAGGCCAAAGAAACCAACACACCAGTCAACTGGACTGCCTCACTTGGGTTTGACCAGGAGCGCAGAGTGCTGGCAATCGAACAGGCTCAGAGACTTGGTCGACCAGTTGAGGTTCCTGAACACATGCGCCTGACCAATTCAGCCCTTCTGCTTTTGGAGGACAATTCGACCGTCGAAATGCCAGATCGGGTGCGCGAGAAACTTCGCCAATTGCGAGAGCAACTTTCCGGCCCGAAAGATGATGGCGCGAGCTTGGCTGAGATCGAGCGTCAACGCACCTTAAACCGCAAGCGTGAAATTGCTGAACAGGTCGCCGCCTACCAGGGGGGCGCATGACATGCGAAGCCTGCAAAGCACACGATATCAACCCGATATCAGGGAGATATCACTTCGGATGCCCGCAATGTTGCACGAGGCTGGTGTTATCGACGCACCCGAACAAGGCTGCTGCCGCAGGGATGCTTGCAGCGATTGCGAGATTCAAGGACGCGCCTGGTCGGAAACAGATTTTGGAGTCCGTTCGCCAGACCCTGATGAAACGCCCCTCAGCATCGACGAGTGCTGGATTGCACTCAGAGAGGGTATCAGATGACTGAGCGAACCATCATTCACTGCTGGGAACCAGTCCAAGCCCACAAAGCCATGACGCAGCAGCTTTGGCCCCATCTCAAAGCATCGCTGATGGCTGGACACCGAATGATTGTGGAGTGCCGCGCCGAGACCCGCACGCTGGCCCAGAACTCGCGTTTATGGGCCATGCTGACCGATATCAGCAAGCAGGTGGACTGGTATGGACGGAAACTCACGCCAGAGCAGTGGAAGCACGTTTTTACGGCAGCCCTGAGCAAGCAGGATATTGTGCCTGGGATTGATGGCGGTTTTGTGGTGTTCGGGAAATCGACCAGCAAGATGACCAAAGTCGAAATGAGCGAGTTGCAGGACTTGATGGAGGCTTTTGGGGCCGAGAAAAATGTCAAATTCACCGCGCCTGAATATGTCGACCCAGAGACTGGGGAGATTCACCAGTGAGGCGAACAACCTATTCGATGTGGGATGAATTGATGGCAAGCCCCACAGAACCTTTGTCTTCCGAAAAGCGGCAGCATCAACTCGTCCGAATGTTCTCGGCTTTGGACAACCTTGTGAAGGCAGATGCGCCGACCAAAGAGGACTGGCGACTCTGCTCGGATGCCGTGAATATGGTCGAGAGCTTGATCGATATGGGGGTTTGCCAAGACGAATCAGGCCTTTTGATGGATGCTGTCACTGCTCTTGCAAAGGCTGGGAAGCGTAATGTCGAAGGCAAGCCAATTCGACTGGATGGCCAGGGACTAACTGCTGTTCGTGGCATTCTGAACGACTACGCTGATCTGCTTGCGGTCATTCCCGCCAGAGTGATGATTCGCTGTCACCGCAGGACAGAGAAACGGATTTTCGACATCCTGCGCGGGAAGAAACAGCCTCATGACGTGGAGATCGTTTCCAGATGACACCTTTGCCTTGGGACTATTTTCGATGCCAGCCAGATCAGCCGGATGCCTTTTGCCAAAACTGCAGACGGTGGGCAAAGCATCCACACCAGACCCATAATCCTTATGGGCAGTCTTATGTTTCGGTTTTCGACAGCCGCGATGAGGCATGTGCCTATATTCCGATTTTGGAGGATGAATGACCACAGCAGTAGAGAGAAAGCACATGAGCAAGGTCGCAGAGCTTGGCTGCGTAGTTTGCTGGCGACTTCATGGGCCTCATTCTCCAGGGCCGGTGGAGCTTCACCATCCGAGGCATGGCACAGGGATGGGCCAACGCGCAAGCCACATGGACGTTTTGCCTTTGTGCGTGGAGCATCATCGTGGCAACACTGGCATTCATGGGCTTGGCACAAAGGGATTTTTCAAGCACTATGGATTCACCGAGGCTGATCTGTTGAAAGATGTAAAGGAGCGACTGCAATGAACGATATCCGAGACACCCTAGAGGAGCGCGGAACCCGCTATGGGGCTTTTTGCGATCATGCCGAAATCAGCCAGGAACTCAAGGACGTGATGCATGACACCCCGAACTGGGAAAGCCTGCGCCCAGACCAAAAGGAGGCCCTGGAGATGATTCAGCACAAGATCGCCAGAATCCTCAACGGAGACCCTGACTACATCGATTCCTGGACAGACATTGCAGGCTATTCGACGTTGGTTGCTGACCGATTGGGGGTTGAATGATCGTCAGACTGCCGTGGCCCCCGACTGGGTTGAGTCCAAACGCCAGGAATCACTGGGCGAAAACCGCCAAGCTGAAAAAGGCCTACCGCGAGGCATGCTCATGGTCGGCAATGCAGCAGGGCGCGAAACCCATCCAGGCGGAAAAACTGCACCTGACCCTCACCTTCTACCCACCAACCAGACGCGCCTACGATCTGGACAACGCCCTTGCTCGCTGCAAGACCGGTCTTGACGGGCTGGCTGACGTGCTCAAGGTCGATGACAAACACTGGACGCTCACAATTCAAAAAAGCGAGGCTGTCGGAGGCTTCGTTCAAATCGAGATCACACCATGAAATTGCCCAAGACCATAGAAACCCTATCAGTAGAAACCCTGATTTCATACGCACGCAATAGCCGAACCCACTCGGACGCACAGGTGGCTCAAATTTCCGCATCAATCAAGGAATTTGGCTTCACAAACCCTGTTCTCATCGTCCAGAGATGGCAGGACTTCACAGGACAGGCCGCAACCCTGGAAGCAGACGGGAGAACTTTTGATGAGGTGAAAAATGGCAGCACGAAAACCCACAATTGAAAAAGAATTACTGACACCAGAGCAGGCAATGCGCGTGCTTAAGCCGATTGTGTATGCGTTATGCGATAAAGCGGGAAAACCGTTCTACATCGGGAAAACCAAAAACCCATCGCAACGATTCATGCGGTACATGCGGCCAGAAAGATGCCACAGCCAGTTGATTGCCGAGAAAATCGCTGCGGCAAACGGGTTCATGGTTCGAGTTCTTGATTTTGATCCTCTCGACCTGTCCGCCGCCGAGGTTCAAAGAATCAAAGAGTTTGATGGGTTGACGGTGAATGTGGTCGGACGCGGTATGCGATTCCCTGAGCTGTATGGCGCAAAGCCATGGAGTCTTGGCGCAGGAGCGATTACCCCAAGTTCATTCCTGATGACCAACTTGCAAATGTCCGTCTATTCTCCGGAGTTGAGCAAGCAACTCAGGAAAAAGATTAAAAAAATGGACGACCTGCGAAGGTGCGTTTTTGAGTTGGACGTATTCCGCGATATGAATCCTCTTGCTCAAAAAATGCTAATTCCATGGTTCGAAGCAACTGCGCCAAAGATGGTCGCGTACATGGAGGCGCAACATGCCAAAATTTGAAAAACCTACCCAACCGCCTAAAAAAGAGGCAGTCAAGCGCGGCAAAAACGGTGGCGCACGCCCTGGAGCAGGTCGCCCTGCCTTTGAGCCAACCGATGTTGACCGAAAGCAAGTAGAAGCCATGGCGGGCTATGGTGTGCCATTTGAACAGATTGCCGCATTGATTCGAGGCGGTATCAGCATTGACACCTTGCGTTCGCATTTTTCATCTGAACTGATTTCAGGCAAGGCCAAAGCCAACGCGCAGGTTGGCAAGGGAGTTTTCCAAAAGGCGATGTCCGGAGACACCACTGCGATGATCTGGTGGACAAAGACCCAGATGAGATGGGCAGAGACGCACCGCCTGGAACACACCTCGCCAGATGGAAGCATGACACCGAAGCCAGCCTTGGACGTGAGCAAGTTGTCGGACGCTGCCTTGGCTGAGATTTTGGCTGCCAAGCATGCAACTGACTAATGCTGATCTGATTGCCATCGAGCGTGAGTATTGCACCCGTTCTCTTGGCAATTTTGCAAAACGGGCATGGCATGTGCTCGAACCAGCCACCCAACTCAAATGGGGATGGGCGGTTGAGGCTATTTGCGACCATTTGGAAGGCGTGACCCGTGGTGACATTTACCGTCTGCTGATGAACGTACCGCCAGGGACGATGAAGTCTCTTCTGACCTCGGTGATCTGGCCTGCTTGGGAGTGGGGGCCAAAGGGCAAGCAATCGATGCGCTACCTCGGGACTGCACACAAGCAGGACTTGTCAGTCAGGGATAGCACCAAATGCCGCCGCCTGAATCAATCCGACGGGTATCAGCGACTCTTG